TTCTTTTTTATAAACATTTGAGCCGTCTTTAAACAATAGAGTTTGTTCCAATGGCACTAATATCTCTTTTTTTATATAGCCGTTAAGATCTTTTTTGGCAGCTTCATAACCTTCAGGCGTACTTATATCGTATTTTTCTTGTAACTCTGCTTGATAGCTTTTTAAATCGGTAGATTTATTTTTCATTATTGCTTCAAGCGTGCTATTTAGTATAGGATCGTTTTTTAAAGCTTGATCTTGAGCTCTATTTAAAGCTTGGTTATATTCTTGTTCTGTATTATATAAATCATATTGATCTGGAAAAAAAGTTTCAACGTAGTCGTAAACTTCTGGACTAATAACCATACCGTATCTACCACTTGAATCACTTTTTAATACAGGTGTTTCTGAATCTTCTATATCTAGCTTTCCAAACTTTTTATATATTTGGTCTCGCTCTATATATTTAAGCATTCCATCAGTTGTAGGAGTTTCACCGGTTTGGTTCATGAAACTATATATACCATTACCACTAAAATAGTCTTGGACTTTTTTCTGGTAATCATCTACCTTTTCATTAAACGGTCTGTTTTGCGGAGTAACTAAGCCTAAACTACCAAACTCAGGTTCTGACTCATCATCAAAGCCAGTTACATTAAATGGATCAGCCGCTCTTATTCTAGCGTCTAACGAAGCCGAAGAGCCATCTACCAACTCTGATTCCGTACTCTCGGGTGCTTCCCCGGTTGGTGTTACAGCTGCACCCACTTCCGCAACACCTATTGGCTTTCCCACTCCTAGAAGAGCAGAATAATCTTCTATCGTACCATTATACCCACCAGAGGTAAAAAGCTGATACGATGTATTTAAAGCCTCTTGATTAGAGCCTAACAAGGCTTTATAGTCATCTATAGTTCCATTATAACCGTTGTTTGAAAACAGGTTAAACGAATATACTAAAGCTTCTTCGTTCATATTATTTTATTTTAATCTGTGTTAGATCTGCCTACTATGTTGTTAACAGGTCCTGGTTGTTTATTAAACTTAGATGTATCTAATGTAGCGTTAGCTGGAGTTTTTGTGGTTGATCTACCTGTAAGTAAAAACTTTAAAGCTTCTTTAACTTTACTAGGTGACATAGTTTCACCTATTTGTACGGTACTGTCTGCTCCTGGAATATTTGTGGTAATTGACAAAACAGGTTCACCTTTAACAGTTTCTGATTTTTTAACAGTATAAAAATTATCTCTAAGTAATCTTTCAAGTAAAGTCATATCTAATACACTTTCACCTGGACCCATAGCAGGACCTTCAGCAACAGGTATAGCAAGAGTGTCTATAATGTTTAATCTTTCTTGTAGATTAGGAACGTTAGCTCCAGTGCCAGCACCAGTAGAAGGCTTTGGTATAGCTGTAGGTTTACTTTGTTTTTCAGGTAATAAACCTACGTTTTGACCATACAGCATTCTGTTTCTAAGTTGTTCTTTAAATTCTTTTTGATCTTCGTCGCTAATAAAAGAACCTGTAACTCTACCTGTATCTGTTACGTTTGATGAAGTAAGATCTCTATCATTTCCTAAAACTTGTTTCCATATAACATTAGCAACTTTAGAGTCTTCTAAATAACTGTTAACTAACGCGTCAAAGTTTCTTGAAGTTACACTTGTTATTTTTTTATAATCAGTTGAAAAACTATTGTATTGTAAAGTTTTATCATTATTAAACCTTACATTAGTTTTACTCATATCTAAATAACCATCTGTAACATTACCATCTTTGCCAATAATTCCAGATTCAGTTAATATTTTGTTTAAAGCTTTATCAACTTCAGGCACCCTCAAAGGGTCAAAATTTAAAAACTCTGCAGCATTAACATTAAAAGATCCTTCTGGAAATAATAAATTACCTTTGTCGTCAGTTGTATTTTTTATATGATCACTACTAATATTTATTCTAAACTGATTATTTTCATCTAAATAAAATTTAGCTTCACCTCCAGATGTTAACCCGTTTATAGCAGGCATACCCATGTTATACTTATTGTACATGTCTATATTTTCACCAACAGTAGCAACACCACCTTGTGATGCTACTTGAGTAGGGTTTGTGTAGTCATCAGCTACATAAGTTTCGTTAGAAGATTTAAAAGTATTTATTAAACCTAAATACTCTGCTAATTTTCTTTTTATACCAGACTGCTCAGTTATTAATTCTTGCCTTCTTTGTTGGTCTTGTTCTGTTTTAATAGCTAACTGCAATCTTGAATTAGCGCCAATTAAATCGTAACCTAATTGATACAAAGAATCATTTCTAACACCAGCATCTTCTAAATTAGTAACAAGCTGATCGCTCATCGTCTGCTGGTAAAGAATATTTTCTTCTTGAAGTTTTCTAAATCTTTCAGCTTCTTTGTTTCTCTTTAGGTTTTGCTGATTTATTACGTCAGCAAATATTTTACCAGACTGCTCTATAGTTTTAGCGGTATAAAACCCAGCTTGATCCAAAACTGTTTTTGGATTTTCATATTCTCCTGGCGTGGTGTATTTTCCTGTAAACTGTGGTAATGCTGCCATATTTATATTATTATCGACTTGCAACTGCCGCTCCTACTTGCCCAAACGCGCTAGCTATAGCGGCACCTTGTTGAGCAGCTTGAGCTTCATAATTAGCTTGTTGTTGAGCTGCGCCTGTTATTTGAGATTGCAACCTATTCATTCTTTCTGTTTCTCTTCGTTCTTGCTGACCGTATACAAACTCTCTACCAAGAACATCAGCCTGTTGAAGTCTCTGTGCTTCAGCCATACGCTGTTGTTGAGCTGCTTGTTCGCCTTGAGCCGCTAGCTTTTGGTTGTTAACTTCCTGTTGTTCTATACTAGCTGATATACCTTTTTTACTTCTAAGAGCCGCTTGAGCTAAAGCTGTAGCTCCACCTGCGCCAGCGCCTGTGGCAAGCAAAGTATCTAACGTATTTGCTAAAGCAATATCTGCTTCTTCTGCTTGCATCTCAGCTGCCTCTGTAGCAACAGCTAAATTATCCATTGGGTTAGATATCATACCGCTAAGATCTTCAACTCCTTCATATGGATTTATAATTGGTTGCCTATTGTTTTCTAGATTTCTTAATTCGCCTTGTAGTCTTCGTTTTTCTGCAGCTGCTCGTCTAGCAGCTTTTCTTTTTCCACCACCACCGAATAATCCACCTAATATACTTCCGCCAGCAGATATTAATGCTCCACCGATTATAGGATCTAACGCGTAAGTTAGACCTAGCTCTGGATTTCCAAAAAACAGGATTTGTAGTTGTTCTAATATTTGTTCCATAATTTTTAGTATGATGATTCTACATAATCAGATGATACTGCAAATAATTCTTTTATTCCTCCTATGTCTGTTCCTGATACAGCTTGATGTGTGTTGGCGTCAATTACCATATCAGTAGAAACTTGAACAGTTGTAAAAAATCCTTTAATACCTGTCATTTCACTTCCAAATCTAACCTCACCTATAGTAGCCGTACTACTGTTCACTAGATTAGCAAAGTATTTATTTTCTTTTCTATCAAAGCCAGCATGGAACCTATCGTAAGGAGGGTTATTAGTTCCAAAAGCAGTAGTATAATTTGATCGTAATACTTCTGTTGTAAATGTTAATTGTGTTCTTCTGACAGCATTAACGTTTTGATTTAAAGTTACAATTAGTGTAGAAGGGTTCCAAGCTTGCACTGTGGTATTTGATATAATTCCAGGACCAATAACCGGAGCACCTACTATTATTTGACCAATTACATTTACAAGTTTTATTTGATCAGGCGCAACGTTATTATCAACTTCGCCACTCGCTTCAACAATAACATATTCACCTTCAAAATAACTTCTAACGGCATTTGTAGCATCATTGTTAGTTATATATTGAACCCCAGAACCTTGATCAAACTCGTTATCTGTAGAATCAGAAACAAATGAATTAACTCTCCAACCACTACTTCCTTCGTAGTTAATTGTTTTAAAGTTTTTCACTAAACTTACGTTAGGATTAAATACAAATGTTATAGTTGAATTATTATCTTTACCATAAAATCTACCTCTATTTACAGGAGAACCACTAACATCTGTTTCACTGTAGTGTTCGTATAGCTTGTTATCTTTTAATGAATAAAATATATTACGTAAACTAAATATTTTGTCTGGATCATAAGAATAAAAACTTGTCCAGCCTAATACTGACTCATCAAAAGAAAGAGTTTTAAATGTATTAACAGAAGCATTTACGTTTGGTCTAGTCGAAACGACATACTGTTTACTATGCATGTCCCAGCCACCTATAATTCTTCCAGGTCCTGATATATCTATAGAGTTAAACTCATCTCTAAAGTAATCACGCATACCATAGTTAGATATTTCCGTGATACCGTCTCTTGATAATCTTAAAACAACATTTCTTCTTTTGTCGCTAAAGTATTTTCTATAGCCATACACAGCAAAGCTTTCAGGATTTTGGCTTATACCATATTCACCTGCGTAAGGTACAATTTGCCCTATAACTAGTTTTAATTGACTCACCGGAACACCACCACCTTCTGCGGTATATATAGCATCTTTATCTATTAAAGCTCTATTAACTTTATTCTCTTGGAATATAATTAGATTAGTGTCTTCAGCGTATAGCTTTTGTATAGTTCCTTTAGCTGGATCAACCGCTTTAGTTATTTCTTCTCCAACTGGAAACTCATTAGTATTGTTTACACCTGTTCTAGAATTAAATATACCAGAGTAAATAAGTGAGTTACCTCTAATATAACCAGCTGGATCTGGTTCTACAGCATAAGCTTTTACACCATAGTCTACATTAGTGTTATTATATCCACCTCGTATTCTAGCCTCTTCAACAATCCATGAATGATCAGGATCATAACTTGATATTTGATTATAACCACCAACACTTTGAGGTATACCTCTAGAGCCGTCATAAGCTGGGACATTAGCACCCGAATCATCATTTATCTTTTTTAGAAGAAATGAGTTAAAAAATTTAACTTCAACTATTGCACCCATTTATAATCACCTATTTATTAAAGTTGTTACACTCCATTATATATTAATACAGCGTTTTGTAATATTTTTTTGTTTTTCCAATTTTTTATCCAAAACAAACCGTCGTCTTCCCACTGTCCTTTAAATTTTCTTCTACCGCGAGCTGTTGGTATTTCACTATTTATTTTACCAAAAGATATTTTTTTTTGATCACCTGATTTAAGAGGACCACTAGTTTTATAATATTGCATATCTAATAAATAATCACTTAATTTTTCACATTTTTGCATATTATGCTTTATTTGTTCTGTTAATTCACCAAATATAGCTATATCAATATCTTTTGATTTTGTTTTTTTATTTAAAACTCCACCTATTACATATAGCTTGCAATTACCCCAATTAAAAGATTTTACAATATCTATATTGTGTTTTACAATATCATCATCAATATACATATTAAAAGTTTATAGCAAATACGTAACCTGATGTATTAACGTCTGTAGAACTACCTTGTTCAAAACCTTGACCACCAGCCGCGCAGTCGCCCCACACTGTTTCTGTAGCTTCTAGTTGTGATACAGAAGAATAATGCCAGTCTTTAGGATTGCTTCCACATGATGTTACAGTAGAAGCATTTAAATAATCTATAGTTATAACGTTACCTATAGCTGAGTTTTGTAAATCACTCCATCTACCATCATAAACATACCAACCGTTAGTTCCATTTGCTGCAGGTTGATCAGTTATATATATAGCAACAACGTTTTGCGTTTCAACTCCATAACCATCTGGTTCGTCCCAATCCATGTCAACACTTTTAACATAATCAGGAACAGTTCCATATTGAACATTACACTGATATGTTTCCGCAGCCCCGCCACCATCAGAGCATTGAATAGTTATATCGTAACCTGAAATAGAAACTGGAATAGTATTTATAACTTCTAAGTCACAAGAAGATATACTTGTAGTGTTACTAGTTACTAATCTAAAATAATTTTGACTTGTAACATTATTAGAACCATTAAATACACTGGTAATACTCCAAGTTAATTCTTTACCTGAGTTACTAGAATTAGCTCCGTTTTTTGATTTCATTTCTTTTACTACGCCATAAGTGCTAGCAGGTATGGCTTGTATACCTAAATTTTCTGTAGCTGGCAAAGGAGTAGTGCCATCATTTTCAAACAAAGAAACCCCAATATTTCCTAAGCCAGCACTTTCAACTATTGTTGTGGTAATAGGAACAAAGTTAGGATCTGTAGTATCATCTAAAGTTATAAGAAAAGTAAGTGAAAAATTTCTAACATTAGCATCTGCTCCATAATAACCTACGTTATTAATAAAATTATTATTAACTTCAACATTAAACTCCTTGTTAGAAGGCGTGTTGACAGGATTTGTAAGATCAAAGAAAGCAGTAACATCAGTACCAGCTCCATTAATAACAGAACTTAAACTTACAGTAATATCATAAACGCTTGGATCATATTCTACTCCAAAATTATCTACTATCTCAAAATTACTAGAAAGTATTTCATCACCTGCTACTATATCTTCTTCAAAAGCAGAAGTGTTAAAGCTATCAAAGTTTGCAGTAGCTGAACCAGGAGCGTTTGATATTGCGTTATTTAAATCTGATATAATACCTGCTGTAGATGTTTCCCAATATATATCTAACCTAGATACAGTAGGAGCTGTTTCAAGTATAGCTAAATTTTCTATTTTATTATAATCTTGACCTGATTGAGTATTAAAAACACCGAATTGAAAATCTGGATCTTGAGATGTTACAAACTCTGCTATAAAAGGATTTGAGTCTGCTTTGTAAAAAGCGCTAAATGGACTTGTGGTGTCTGTTATAGGAACAACAGTATTACCTTGTGTAAACTGTAATACATCAAACAAATCAAATAAATCTTCTATAGCATTAGTTGTAAATGATTGTCTTTGCGGGTAAAATTGCTCATTACCCGTGTTGCTGTAGTTAGCCGTGTTGTTAGCGACTCTACCAAATAATATAACTGAACTTCTAAAAGTTTTATCTTGAGGCCCAACTTCGGTTAAATCTCTAGGTACTTTGTTTATGTTATCATTAATTAGTGTTACAAACGATGTGTTTGCGTTTACTGGATCTGCGGCTGTTGGTGGCCCTGGAGTTGAATAATCAAATGGAACATCTTGCATTACGCCAGCTGTGTATACATTGTAATACTCTTGTTCAGTTTGTTTTACAACTACTTTGTATGTATACCATCCAAGTGGGTTGTAATCAGGACTTGTTACATCACCGTTATATATACCAGGCCAAAAACCTCCACTACCATCAATAGTACTATTAAATGACATTTTAAGTGAATTACCTGGCCACTCAACTATATCATTAGAAAGATTAGTATCATCAGGGTATGGAGAATACACAGTGTCTCCTGAATAAGATATATCATTTATAGTTATAACATCTTTATTATTAGAAAGTATAACACTAGACTGTCTGCCGTATCTATCAGAAAGAACAACACCAACTTGATATGTTCTATTGGTTTTGACAGAGCTACTAGGATATTCTATAATTCCTGTGGTGTTAGTATCTTCACCTATAACTTCAAAAGTTAATGTAGTTCCAGATGCCACACCTGTTTGATCTTCACTTAACGTAAGAAGAGGAGCTACGTAATCCACAACTAAAGTACCAGCTACTATGTTATTACCAGTAACAACTTGACCAATTGTAGGAACAAAATTAGCAGATAAGTTTGTAATGTTAACTGTTGTAGGACTAATAAAAGCTCCATCAGTATCTGCTGTGCCAATGTTTAAATTAAAGTCTGCTTTTTCTCCTACGCTCACATAGTAATCTATAGACTCTGGCGGCGTGTGTTTATTTTGATAATTACCATAAACAATCCTGTTGCTTATAATTTCTTGCGACAAAGCTTTTACAGGAGCTTTATCGTAAACTCTAATTAAATCAGCTTCAGGTAAAGTTTTAAAAGGTTCTTTGTTTATATATGTATATGTATACGTGTTTGACCCTGCAGATGTAGAAGCAATTTCACTAATTGGAACGGTTTCAACAACTTGTAACGCTAAACCATCAGACTCTTTAAATATTATTTCTATTTCTTTTACCTTATATTCATTATTAAGTAAATCTCCATCGCAAGGTAGTGGAATATTTAAACTTATTTCACTAACTTTATTTTCCATAAAATCAACAACAGTAGATCCAAATGTACTTTGTTGATCACCAAGTTCTCGCTCTGTATTTAAAAAATAACCATCTTGCTTAGGTATAAAACAATGTTGGGTAAACGGAGCTAATATAGAGTATTCATTATCATCATACTTAAAGCGATAACTAAACCTAACAAATTTATCTTCTAAAAACCTAGAGTCACCTGCATATTGATTGTCGTAATATGGATTAAAGTTAAAAACAAGTTGATCGTCTTGAGCTAAAGTTATAGGCCCACTTAATGTTATATTAGGAGATGTATAACTATCAACAGTAAGACCTGTATCTTGAATAACCCCTCTGTATTGACTTGCTGCTGTTATAACTCCAACACGCATGCCGTTTTGTGGTTCGTTTGGGTTTGTTGAACTTTGCAGCGCGGGATAAAAAGGTATTTCTATATCGTTAATAGGAAACTGAGTAGCGTTATTAACGGCATTAGTAGATAAAGCTGTACCTCCATTTGGTAAAAATTTACTTACAACGTCTTTCATTGTTGTTTCATAATCACCAGGAGAAACAGTAGATTCTTGATATAGCTGTATTGGCGACCAAGGATTATATTTAGCTACTGATATTTGATCTTCTGTAGAGTAGTATTGACTGTTGTTAGCAGCTGTATCTACATTTATTTTTCTAGGTTGATTAAAATTATCTGTAAAAAATAATAAATCTTCTATTAAATTTACACCGTATATAGGAAAATTTTTAGAAAAATTTAAAAAAGCACCACTAACAAGTTTTGTTGCTATAGGAGGATTTTGAGATGGCTCGTATTTATATATAAAATGATTAGAACCACTATTAGGGCTTGTTACAAATGGATCTGTTTTGGATTGACGCGTGCCGTCTGTTAAAAAAATATAAATGCAGTCAGTTCTTTCATCTACAATATAACCTATAGCAGATAAATCACTAGCATAAGATTCTCCAACTTCAAACTCTCCGTTTAAAACTAACGAATTACCAAGTATATTTTCAAGAGCACCAACATCATCACCTTCAGATCTACTAATCTGAGCATTGAAAGCTTCACGATATTCACCACTTGGAATCAGCCTAGCATCTAGGTCACGATTCATTTTGGATTTAATGAAAGCGTTTTTAACTTCAGCCATTTAATTTTAGTGTTTTATCCATTTAGATTTTCCACGCATAACTTGCGTAATTTGATCTAACTTAATGTTAGACAAACGTATCTTCGCATTTCTTAGTTGAGCACTAGCTTCTCTTTTAAGTCTTTGTACTAAATATTCCGGTTGATTTATTCTACTAGCTAATATAGCGTGCTTTATATAAGCGTAAAGAGCTTCTTCTGCCATCTTAGGTATCTTAGTGTCTAAGTTAGTAGAAAGCCCATCAGAGATGTATTCTATAACTACAATTTTATCTACTAAGTTTGCTGAAAATGAAAATTTATTTTCTCTTTCGTTAATAGTATAATAGCCACTAGAGTTAGCAAACTGTGGGTCTAAACCGTAGAGCTGTCCATAACCAAACTCAGGCCAACCATAATAATATTCCCAACCTAATATAGTATCATCTATAAAATCAGGATTAGTTTTTTCTTTTAATATATTATTTTTCCAACGATCTTCTGTCACAGATGTCGTGTCAATGTTATCATTAAATTGATCTTGCACCGGAACACCTTTAGTGTCTTGTAAATATATATCAGTTGGATTTGTAGTGAGCATATTTCCCGGCATAATAACTCTTTTAACTCCAGAGTTATCTATCCAATATAAACTAACATAATTGACGTAGTCTTCAGGCAAGGGTATACTAAGATTATGAGGCACACTAACTTCTAGCTTGTTTACACTTTTTAGTGTGTCATAACTAAATTCTTGTAAACCTCTTTTTGCGTGAAATATAACATCTGTTCTTTTTACATCTTGTATAATTTTTCCAGCGCCTACATAAGCAACTAAAAAGTTTTCTATAACTTCATCAAGTTTAGTGTACGCATACGATCCCCAGTTTTTTTCTACTTCATTTCCATAAGCTTTATCATTTGGTGTGCTACCATAGTTACCACCATCTAATTTTTTAAGTTGCACAACAATGTGTAACCCATCTGCTGGAGTGTTATTAGTAAAATCTAAAATATTTTTTGTGCCATCACCAACTGAGTCTTGACCTATACTGTAACCAGATGTTATTTCAGACCAACTACCTGGAGTACCAGTTGTACTAGAATAAATTTTAAAGTTATTTAAAGGATATTTAGGATTAGTTGGGTCTGAACTGTACCAAACTAAATCAGTGTTAAAAGTACATTGAAACTTAAATGTTGTACCATCACCTCTAAAGCTCTGTACACCTTCGTAATATTGTCGATTATTTTCTGTTATTAAACCCATTTATTAACTTTTTGAATTTACTTCTTCCGCTTGAATTCCTTGAGATGCAGCTTGTACAATTTGAGGATCTTTTATAACTACACCAGCGTAAGCTAATATTCTTAATATAACTTCTGTTTGCTCTGTAGCGTCTAGTTCAAATTGAATTGATGTTGTAGGATCATACGTGTAATTACCTAAGGTTTGATTAACACTAAAGCCCCATTGAACATTGTTGGGTTTCCTTATATAACTAACTGTAAACAAAGCGTTTGCGTTAAATTCTTGGTAAAGACTTTTAGGATAAACGTAAATATGAGGTTGACCTGTATTAGTGCCATTAGATCCTACAGTTGATTGTTCATATAAATATACAGGGTATGTAGTGCTTGGTTTAGTATATTTAGATAAGTTCAAGTGCAGAAGTTCATCTCTTTGAACTCTTTGAAGCTCTTTAGTACTATTGTATATAACACTTCCTATTCTGTGTATATTATCTGGTCCAGTAAAATAGTCTTCAAGATTAACGCTTGTTACACTTATAGTGCAATCTGTACCACCACCAGGGGACGTTAAAGTTACAGGACTATCTGTGATATAGTCACCACCTCCTCTAAGCAAAGATAAGTTTGTTATAGCTCCTGTTGTAGGATCTACGCTGTTTACAGTAAATCTAGAACTTGTATTTAAAGTAGGAAACGACTGAATGCCTTGATAATTACCTGGAGTAAATTGAGTTCCAAAATTATCTACTATAAAAGAAACTATAGCACCTTCTTGTGTTCTAGTAATTCCACCTATAGTTTTAAATATAGATATCAAATTATCTATATTTTTTTGACGATTAGCATACGTATTATCTGTTTGAGGTACACGCAGCTGTTGATTTAGATCTTCAAAATAATTTTCAAAAATATCTAGTTGAACCTGTGTTGCTAACTTATTAAACTCATCAGGTGTTATGTAACCCCGTTGTTCTTTATTTAATATAGACAACACTGTAGTGTAAACAGTATTTACGTTTATTGCCATTTATATTTTTTTTAAGTATAAGGGCCCGAGTGAACGAGCCCTATACTATTGTTACATGTTATTTTAGCTTTTTCTCGATAGACTTGAAGACTTCTACACCTTCGTCTGTCTTAAAAAAAGCTGCCATAGCAGAATATGGATTTTCATCAAATGGTACATTCATAAGTTTTTTACCATTAGACGCCCATGAAAATGATCTTTGATCTTGAGATAAATTTATAATTTTAGCTTCAGTAGCTAATATTGCAAAGTTTCTAAGTTGAACATTTTCATCTTTAGCGAGATCAATAAACAAAGCTGGATTTTGTCTAGCGAAAATAAGTGCATCTCTTTTTAATTCTTTAGATGACATTTCATTTACTTTACTTCCAACCTCAACTCGCATAATAGCTTCTAAGTGTTCTATATCCATGCTACGAGCAGCATTTAGCGCATCGATTTGTAGTTCCATTACGTCAAGTTCGTCAACTGCTTGAACAGCTGAATCAAACTCTCTATAACGTTTGTCTTTATAAGGGTGATACAAAGATAATATTTTTTGTAACGCTTGTTTTTCTTTTGGTACAACTAAAGCGCCATCTTTAAAAAGTATAGTGCCTAATGTAGCCTCACCTTTTTGTTCATCTACAAATGGTGAATTTTGATTTGTAGCGTAACGTAATTCTCTTTGTGTATTTGTTTCATTGTCATACCATAGTAGCGGGATTTTAGCGCTATGCCTAGATGGTATTCTCAATGTTAGCGGTTTATATTTACCGGTTACAAGATATGTTCTATCTTTTATTTCCCAACCTTGTTCTACCGTTGGTTTTTCTTTTGTTTTTGCCATGATATAATATAATAAAAATGTTAATAAAGTAAATTATTGGAGGTCACGTATTGTGACCCCCAACATTTACATAAATAATCTTACTTAGTAAACAATACAAAGTTGTTAGCACCTTGTACACAAAGACATCTTTCAGATAGGAAGTTTACTTCCATTGCATCAAGATCACTTGTGAAAGCACCACCAACAGATCCAGTCAACCAAGACTTCATACGACGATCGTCAGTTTGTGACGCTCTGTATCGTACGTGCAAGAATGGACGACGGATGTTAGTACCAAGAATTTGATCGTATACAGTTGATGTACCAGCTGGGATTAATACTCCATCGATAGCGCTAACGCCATATCCTGGAGGAATTAGTCCGTCCTCGATACCACCTCTTGTAGAAGCATCATTTAGATATTTCCAGTCAGTTTTGTAGAAGTCATAAGAACCTCTGCGGAAACCGCTAAAACCTAAATTCAATGCCATATCTTCTGAATTTTCGAAGATACCATAAGAAGTACCACCAGAGTAAGCAGCGTTTACTGCAGCTAGCATATCATCAAAGCCTAGTGAAGTTTCACGATTTAAGAAAAGCATGTTTTCTTCAATAGCACCTTGTGTATCTAGGTTACGTAGAATAGCATCAAACTCTCCTAACGCGCTTGCAGCTGCGTTAAAACCAGCTTCTACATTACCACGATCTTGAATAGCAGCAAATAAACCTTCTGTACCTTTAAATCCAGCTGTTTCAGCAGCAGAACCAGCACCAGCTTTTTCACCTTCAATAACTGACATTTCTAAGTAATCCTCAAAACGTAGTCTTGTTTCAGACTCAGCTTTTAGATACCATAGATATCCAGATGTTCCGTCTTCTGTAGCTACTTCTACCCAACCAATTTGAGCTGTATCAGAACCAGAAACAACATATTTGTTTCGGATAATGATTGGTGAGTTAGAAAACTGAGTAAATGAAGGATCAACACTTACGTAACCGTCAGCTAAACCAGTTGCGGTGTTGTTAGGTGTAGATGAACCTTTAGCATACTCAGAACCGTAGACAAACATTTTTATACCAGTAGCAGCAAGTGAGCTAGTGTCTGCAGCAGTGTAAGGAGCTACAACTACATCACCTGTAGTTAGGTTAGATGATGTTACAACACCAGTAAGTTCTTCACCAGCACCGTCTAATAGTACAACTGTTTGATTTACAGAAATTACGTTTTTAACGTCTGCACCTACAGGAATACCAATAGTACTAGTAGCACCGTTGTTAGTACACCCTTCATAAGCAATATGCAAACGGTTTTGCTCAGACCAAATAACTTGGTCAGAAGTCATAGGCATTTCAGCGCCTACCATACGCAAGAATCCAGAAAGCGTACGGTTTCCGTATCGCTCTACTTCTTGCTCATAGATCTCAGGTAGATACTGCTGCGCAAATGTATCAGAATCGCCAGGATTAGCACCTCCGTTAAATGAAAGGAAGTTTGTATCTAGCAATTGTTGTTTTTGACTTGGGACAATACTCCCAAATAATGGATCAATAGCCATAATTAATTAATTTAGTTTTTTAATGTTACTTTTTTAACTTTAAGTTTTGAAGAATCAACACCGCTAATAGCTTTAACTTTTAATCCATTTACAAATACTTCGCCTTGTGATGTTTGTCTTGGTTCAGTAGAAATGTTTTTTGACTTAGCCATGACCTCTTTAACAGCATCAGCTTTTCCTTGTTCATAGAAATGTTGAGCTATAGTATCAGCGTTTCTTGCGGCGTAAATAGCTTTGTGATATCCTGGAGTATCAATAACTTCTCCTTTATCATTTAAGAACATCTTAATGAAATTACCAATATCGTTCTGCTCTTTTGAAACTTGATCAGCATTTTTTACGTTATATCTAAATTTTTTTTCATTTAAATTGAAATCAAAACCTTTGAAATCATTTGAAAAATAATCAGACGTTTTATTTAAAAAATCTTGATTAATTTGCTTTGCCTGTTGTTGCTCTTCATTATATCGATTGAAAAAATCCATAGCCTTTTGCTGCTCTTGGGTTACGCCCGGTCTCAACTTGATCTCGTCGTAATATTTACCTTTTAAGCTTTCTAAAAAGTTTTTGGCTTTTCCAACTTCTTCTTTAAACGCAATTTTCTTTTTGCGTATTTCTTTTTCGTCGTCTAACTCTTCATCATAACTAAAATCCTCTAACAAAAGACTTACGTCGTCATAATCAAGATGCGGTCGTGTTTGTTTATAATATTCTCTCACTAAAGTACTGTTGTCTACGTTAGTGTAGTCTGCATTAAGCCGAACATAATCTTCGACTGTACCACCAGTTTCTTCCATAAACGAAACTAGCTTTTCAATATTTTCAGGTAACTGTTTTGTTTGCTCTGCCTGCTGTGCGGGCTGTTTAGAAACTTCAACTGGTTCATTAACTTCAGTTTCTTCAACTAACGTCAAAGGTGTTTCTAACTTCTCTTCGGTTTCCCGTACTTCTTCAACCACTTCTTGGCTGTCGCTACTATCTTCGGATTTTTCGACAATAACATCGCTATCATTTGTCTCTTGTGTTTGAACGGCATCTTCTTCTTTTATTTCAACTTTAGTTACTTCAGGCACTACTTCACCTTGAGCTTCTGCAGCTGTATTAGGTATTTCAACTTTAGTTACCTCTTCTTTTTTGCCTAAATTTTTAGGCTTAGATGGTTTTTTAACTTTAAACTCACCTTCTTGTTTTACTTCTTCTGACATAATATAATATAATTAAATAATTAAAAGTTTTTTTTAACGAGGTTCAAACTGTTCAAGTCCAAATCCTCCAAGCGCGTCATTACCAGCAGATTCAAAATTTTTTGGCAACTCATCGTTTTGTCTTTGAGATATCATTTGAGATTGCTGCGTACCAATAATTTTAGCCCGTTGATCTTTACGATCTTCTATTTCTTTCTCTCTTAATGTCTCTGCACCAGCTTTAGCTTGGGCTAATTGTATATTATAGCCAAACTCTTGTTCCATTAACTGACGTTTTATATTAGCTTCCATCTCCATTTTTTGTATTTCAAACTGAGATTTAGCTTGTTCTAACTGCATTTTTTGCTCTGTAAGAACTTGTTGTTTTTGAGTTTCAGCTAATGCTGTTTGTTCTGCAGCTTGAGCTTGTGCTTGAGCTTGAGCAGCAATATTAGCTTGTTGCGCAGCTTGCTGTTCTTTAGCTCTTTCTTTTTGTCTGTACTTTAAATATTGATTAGCTAATTTTATATTTTTAATTTCTCTAATATCAATAGCATCTTCAAGACCTATAGTTTGAGTTTGTAAAGCTATTTGTATGTTTTTCTCTAAAAATTCTTTATCTTCCTGTTCAGGCTCTAATTCTAAAAATATACCAAACTCATGCATGTTTAGCTTTTCAATTTCCTCAAGCGTCGATGTGTTAAATTGATTTATTGAATTTAACAAAGCTTGTTTTGTTAGTGGGAAACCTAACATATCTGCAACTCTTAAACTTATATTTTCTGCTACTCTTACACTTAAATACATTAATGACTGTAACACGTGTTTTGTTGCAGTATTTGATGCAGCTGCAGCTAGTTTCTGTAATCCTACTAAAGCGTTTTTATCTGGTTGACTACCATCGCGAGCTTCATTAAGACCCGTCACATCACGTATCATTTGTAAATAATACTGATACGTTTGTATTAACGCTTGTACTTTTTGTATACCTGATGATGATTGTAATTCTTGTATAGGTACTTTACCTGGATTTAAATCACCGTCTATTGTTTTTGATCTACCAACAATACTACCAGTTTGGAAGTACATATTTAAAGCTTCCTGAGGATTGTAATTAGTACCATTACCTAAATCAACTTCTGATAAACCGTCAACATCTACAAACACACCGTCTGGTACCATTCTTGCTAGAACTTGCTGTATTTTTAAGTGGGTAAGCTGAATCATATCAGCAAAGCCAATACATTTACTTACAATACTTTCTATTCTACCCTTGTACATTCGAGGAGCAGATATAGCGTAATTCATTTTGACTTTAGTTTGATCGCTATATGGCCTTGTCATGTTTTCAGCAAGCTGCCATTTAAGCATTTTTTCTTGCCCAAGTATTTTAGCTCCACTGTATAAAACTTCTATAGCTCTATGTACTCTTTCAAAGTTTTCATTTTCAGGTGGATTAAAATCTCCTGGTTTTTCTAATGCTTTTTCTAAACCTTTATCTGTTTGTTTTATTTTAAATACTTGATTATTGTATGTCTTGTATTCAAAATATAAAACTTGTACATTGTTATAATTGTCGTCTTGACCCCAATAATTTCTAGTGTAATTAGAATCACCTGGATATTTTTGTATTTCTTCTAACTCAGCGTCAGTTAAATATGGAAATTGTTTTTTAACTTCTTCTAAGCTTACACTTTTAACTTCGCCTACGTAATATATATCCTCAAAGTTAGGATCTTCTGTGTAAGAATAAACTAAATTAGCAGGATCTACATAATTTACTTTTACTCCATTAGCTAAATTAAAATCAGTTTTAACACAACTTATACCTAACACAACTAAATCGTAAGCTAGTTGTTTTTTAATCTCATCATATCTGTTGTATTCCAAAACATTTGATATAACTTCTTCTTCTGCTATTTCTATAGATTGTTTATAATTTAACTGAAGATAAAGATCTAACTCTTCTTGACTTTCCGGTAAACTAGCAGGATCTGGCGTAGCATAAAAATTATGACCAGTGGCTTCGTTTAATTGATCTATCATTGTTCTGTTTTCGATATCACGTATAGCATTAAAAGCAAAGTCAGTTCTTTGTTTAATAGCGTAAGGATCAGAAGCAAATGATTTTATAATATAACCTTTGTCGGTCATACCATTTACCACAATATCTACAAATTTAGATAATACAGCTACTGGTTTCCAGTCTAAATTTAAATAAGACAAATCACCGTTGATAGATAATTCATCTTTGTATTTAGCTACAGACTGCTCACCTCTAGCATATAATCTTAATCTATGAAAATCTTGCCAGTTGTTTCCAAAACGACCACCAGCACCTAAGCCACGATCACCTCTAAACCATTCGTTTTCAATAGCTCTACCTACTTGGAATCCGTAATCCAAAGTATTCTTTTCTGCATCTGGTACCACCTGACTCGGAAAGGAACTATTCACATTAGTATAAACCATTTATTGTATTATTTTTGAAATGTAACCTGTGTTATCATATTTCTTAAACGATATGTTAACTGGATCTCTTTGTTGTATGTTTACTGGTGTGTATTTATTTTTATTACATGCCATTATAGCTAAGCCAGAACTAATCGTTGCATCAAACTTTGTTCTATTGTTTATGTTAAACTTTGCCCAGTCTTCTAATGTTCTTTGAAAATACATATCACCATATCCATTTTCATTTAAACCCACGTGGTTTTCTATATATGATTCTATAGCAGCGGCGTGAGCTTGCTTAATATCTTCACTTGAATTAGGTATACCACCTATTTCTCTTTCTGCAACAGACAGTTTGTTATATATTTTATCTGGTCTGTTCATTGAAAATTTTCTATAACCTCTACGTTTTAAATAATACAATAGTCGAGGTTTGTTATTCTCTGCAAGTATTGGCATGCCATAAAAATGCAATGCCATCAAAACATCTTCAAAGAATATCTCAGCTGTTGGAGGTCTTGATATATATTCTAAAAAGAACATATTGTAAGGAGCTTGCTCCATGCTGAATTTAGTTAAACCGTGTAACGATCCTTTTGAACCGCGTTTATCTACTGTACCAGATATATCGTAACTATCACAACCAAAAGCTCCTACGTGATCATTACCTGGAAACTTCACTCCATTTTTTATTATTACACGATTTTGTAGATTTATAGGTGGAATCCATGAAACTAAAAATCTACCGTTATTATCAGGTACAAAATTTACAGTTGTATCTTTAATACCACCAGTCCATTGAAAGTTACCTTTTGTGACTGATGTTTTGTTTTTCATATCTTCATTATGATCTATTTGCTCGTAAATCTTAGTTAGATTAAATAAAGATAATTTTGCTTCATCTCTAAATGCATGTTTCTCTGTACGAGGAAACTGACGATAATATTCATTTAAACTATCCTGATCATCTTTAAGACCATCAACTTCGTTTTCCCAATGTTCTATAACACCAGTTGTAATTAAGTCACCCTGCGCATCTTTAACTGCGTCTTTCGGTGAGTCGAATACAGGTACGCCATAAGAATCGATGAATCCTTCGTAGTTCCATTCCATAGGTATGAACAAACTATATAATCCCGAGCTAGTCTGTCCATTGCGGTTTCTTTGTGTGACGTCTGATGCATAATATAATTTTTTAAAGTTATCGCCACCTTTATCAAGAGCGTTACTTGTTGAGCCCATCATACACTTACCAACAACTTTGCTACCTAATCTTAATGTTGTTTTTGTAACTCGCCAGTTATTTAAAATGTTATCCGGACGCTCCCACTTACCTGATTCGTCGTGGGCGAGAAGTTTGAGTTTCTCACCATCATACGAGTTGTCACCTGTGTTCTTCCAGTCGATCGTCGTGTCGAGACCGTCGAGTTCCTCTGGCGTTTCGCCTTGGTCGAGTTTACGCCTTGTGAGTTTTGACGCTGGTACCCTGTAGGCGAGCTCCGTCTTTGGTCTGTCCATACCATCTTGTATGGGTTTGAAAAAGAACGGATAGTTGACTGATATGGGTACAACTTTGTCGGTAAACATTTTTTTAGCGTCAGCCCCTGATTTTGATAATATCCCAAAGCGTGAGTCGGAAGATATTGTTGCTTGATGCACAAGTTCTGATGACGCCATGAATGAAAAACCAGAGCGTCTGTTTTTGAGGTAGCACATACCATAACATCGCTGGTCGGCTTTACATGCTTCCCAGAATATAAAGAAAAGCCTATTTGACTCTCTGTAATCTGCGGCACCAACGTCAATTTTGCTCCACTGCAAGAACATATAGTGAGAACCAGTAATGTAAGTAGCCACGCCTCTATTATAGAACCAATATCCTTCTTCACGTCTTTTAAACTCTTCGTCGATATAATCGTACCATTCTTCTTTAAAATTAACTGGGTATCTTTCCCAGTCAAATACACTTTTAATTTTAGCCAATGGTTTAGGGTATTCTGATTTAGCCCAGCGTTGATCTTCTATTTTATCAGACGAGGCATAAACATTGTCGGGTATAGCTGGTAAAGCTATTTTAAGGTTTTGTATTTCAATCACATCACCTATTGTACCGTCTTTACTAATAACAACAACGTCATTTTCAACGTCGTAACCATACTCCCATTTTTTATACCTATTATTTCTTTTTAAAACTTTAGGCTTAATGTGGTCTTTTATTACTTTTACTAAAGACTGTTCGTACATTATCTTGATCTGCCTTCAGCAAAACCTTTAAAACTTTTTTCTTTAGTGTTTTGAGGTTTATCTTCAAGCATTGTTTTTTCTTCTTCTATTCTAGCTAATATTTCAAACGCGTCAAATATAGCAAGCTTTTTAGTTGCAGCTGCATTTTTAAGTCTATCTGCAGAAACGTCATCTTCAGTATTAGTGATAATTTTTTCTTCAGCAACTTTAATAAGTTCCTCAACTGCTTTTCGCCCAGCTTGGATTATATTCTTTCTCGTCTCCTTTGAACTCATATTTAACTAAAATATCATTTGATTGCATACAATATAGTCTTTGTTTATCTATAATAAACTCAAACTCTCTATTTGATTTAAAACCAACTAAATCACCTTCGTATATACCAAGTGACTCTAAGGTTTTATTACCTATTTTTACTATACCTTTATTCTTTTGCTCTGGCTCTTGAGACCAAGCGTCATTATTTTTTATCGGTATAATAAAACAATGATCACGAACTGGTAACCATTTTACCATACGTTTGTAAAGATATATTTGATCGTATTGACAAAAGTATCTATTGTCATCAAATGTTTTACTACTATCAACCTCTTTACCTTGATGGTTATAATATCTTCTAAATACATTATGGTGTATAATTACTTTATCACCTTCTTGTATCGGCGTTTCAAAAGCAGTTGGCACTGTAAGTACCGTTGCTGTTCTGTTTATTAACTTAAAGTTTTCTATACTAGAATTAACTATAAGTTTATCGCCGTTTATATCAACTTCATTGTTATACCTTTTTCCGTCTGGTATAACTATAAAATCAAAAACGCTTTTCATTAAT